GATCAGGAAAGAATTTTTTTGCTGATTATCGAGTAATAAAAGATGATGTAGTATATGGTGATATTATGAATATCTATCTTAATATGGATTTTTTAGCTAAATCACTATTAGAAGAAGATACTAACGATCTTGGTAATGTAAATTTTTTACAACATATATCTAGAATTTGCAAAGGAATAAACGATTCATTTGGCAATACTACCCAAATAGATTTTAAAGTAGATGAAGATAGAAATGTATGTTATTTTGTAGATAAAAAATCTTTACCAAATTTAAACGGATTATTATCAGAGGCAAATAAACCAACTAATCCATATATTTTTAATATAAACGGATTTGCTAATGCTCAAGGCTTAGGTCTTGTTGGTAATATAGTAAGAAATTTTAACTTAAAATCTACAATACCTCCTGATTTAGCTACACTAATAACCGTAGGAGCTAATCAAGCAGGAAGTGGTGCTACAGGTGGATTTGATGGTACATCTTTTTCTAAATGGAATAGTGGATTAAGTGATAGAGTAGTACCAACTCGATTTATAGAAGGATTTAATCCTACCACTGGTAATTTAGCTACTATACAAAAGCGTAATAAAATTTATATAGAATATTTATCAGCTTTAGAAAAACTATATAATGTTGAATTAGATGATGAAAAAGATGTTGATGTAACTGTATCATATAAAACTTTTTTATGGGCAGAATGGGGACACGAAGTATCTGCAATTGATATTGATACTGATAAAAATATTTACCAAGGAGTAAATTTAAACGTAGAAGCAGGTGTATCAGATATACAAAGAAGTGCTTTAGGAACTGCTTATGCTAAGATGGCTTTAGATGGACAAGTAGCTGCACCACTAGCTGGGTTTTTACCTATAGATTTAGCTTTAACTTTTAATGGAACTTCAGGTATGAAAATATTTGAAACTTATACTGTACCAGCTAAATTTCTCCCTGCCACATATCCTAATGTATTAAATTTTATAGCAAAAAAAATTACCCATAGTATTAACGATAAAGGATGGTTAACTAAATTAAATAGCTTTAGTATACCAGTACCTCCAGATTCTGAAACTGCTAGAACATTTTTATCTAATCCTGGTAATTTAAGTTTAAATTATAAAGATTTTAATAATAATTCTTCTCCTACACCTCAGGGTGAATATAGCTCAACAACATCTAATACTACTGATAGGACTAGAGTTACTCGCGATAGAGCAAATAAAGGAGGAAGAATTGGATATACCGACTATACTTTACCTGATATATTTGTTTTTCCTATTGGAGGTATAAAATGGAATATAGGATATGATGCATTTGAAAAAATATATAGAAACGATACATCAGTAGTAGATCGAAGTCAGCCTGCATGGATTGGTCCTGCTGATATGCAACCAACTAAAATTAAGCATGTAAGTGATTTTCATATTGGAGGAGGCGATGCATCCCATAGAGCACATGGAGGTCATTTTGGAATAGATATATTTTGCCCTATAGGATCTGATGCTCCATTAGTAGCTTGCTCTCCTGGTAAAATTGTAGAAACTGGTTATAGTGGTGGGCCTGGTAATTATGTTAAACTAGTAGAACCTGATACTAATATTTGTTATTTTTATATGCATTTAGAGGAACCATGCAAATTGGCTGTTGGTACACAAGTTGAAGCAGGTGATTTTTTAGGAAATGCAGGAAAAAGCGGATCTGCTGGAGGAGGATATGCTCACTTACATTTTAATGTACAAGTAGGAGCGGATGGGTATCATAGCAGATCTATTAATTCATTTTATTGGTTATTAATGTTAGATAAAAGAATACGTAAATTAAATTTACAAGTCGATAAAACTATGCTACAAAGTCAGATTGATGATAATAAAGATAAATTATTAGCTAGAAATAAAAGATTAACTGATAAAGGTATGTATTGGTTTAAATATATATCACCCTTGGAGATACCGTCTAATTATAATGCCGCATAACTAAAAAAATATGAGTCAACAAATTATTTCATATGGCAGCATTGAAGAGCAAAATGATTATTACTATGTTAATAATAATAGTAATGATTATTTTTGTATAGCTTTTAGCGATTATAATACTAAAGCTGTTCGATATTATAATGAATTTATAAAAAAGTATAATAATTTACCAAAGGATAAAGATGCTAGTATACAACATTTTAATACTATTCAAAATTGGTTAGTATTAAATTATAATTATGCTTCTAACGGAAGCTTTTCAAACGTGCTTAAACAAATTAATAAAAGAGCACAAATATTATTATTATTTGGATGGGGTAGAGGAGCAAAAAATTTATGGAAATATTTATTGTTAAATAAATTACCAATACTATTATTAGATCCAGAATTAAATGAACAAGATTTAGAATATTATAAATCAATGTCTAATAAGCAAAGAAATATGACTATTATTAATTGTAATAGTGATAATTGGAATAATAATAAACAAATACAAAGACAATTAAGAATATTAGAAAATAATTATCAAAATTTTGATAATTCCTTAATAAAACAGCCCAATAATAACGGCCTATCAGCAACTCATAATTTAATCGGTCAACCATTATTTAATAATAATATAATCATAAAAGCTTATGATGCTGTATTGAATACATCTTACTATAGAGATAAAGTAAAAATTTATGATCTACAAGAAGATAGATATATAAGAAGATATAATATTTAAAATGAGATTACCAAAAAGTATAATAGAAGAAAATTTGCATACTAAAAACTTTGCTCCTTTATATACTGGAGCAGGGGAAAGATATCAAGGTCCTGTATTTAGACTTATTACAGGTGAATTATTTACTGGGGCTACTGTAGAAAATACAACCGCAAAATTATACTATAAAGATGGTGGATTACTTACAACCTCAGCAAAAGCTCCTAAAGATGATTTTCCACATGGTAAAACACAATATCTATTCACGGAACGTAATAATGAAGAATATTTTGCAAGTAAAAAAAGTACTAATAAAGGTGGATTTATAAAAGATTATATTGATAATGAAGTATTTATTCCACATGAAAACACTTCTTCTCCTACATCATATGATTATTTAAAAGGTAATATGATAAGATTTATAGCTAAAAGTAATTATAATAACATATATTATTTTACTACATTAGATTCTTATAAAACATTTAAAAGTGAATTACAATCAAATAATAGAAAATATTTAAGCTTATTTAATATAAAAAATACTATATGGTATATAAGAGCTAATTCTAGAGAAGATGTAATAAAAATAAATGAATACTATACTAATGAGCTAAAGAAAAATATATCTTTTAGAGATATAAATAGATATATTAATGATACTAATTATGATGAATTCTATAGAGATAAAAATGAACAATTATACACAGCAGGTAACGAACTAATATATGATAATGGTTTAAATTATAGAGGCCTTTATCATATACATCCTGATAAGGGTCCTATGGAAGGACCTATTCATACTTCAAATAGACATAAACAACTTTTTATTAAAAATAGAAAAGGTAGCTTAGAAGCAGGAATTCAAAATTTAGCTAATGTTAAAGCATTAAATAAAATTTTAAAATTTTTAACTATTAATAATATAGGAGGTAAAAGTGGAAGCAGTCCCTCTACACAACAACTTATAGATAGTTATAGATCTCAAGAACAACAATTAAATACTCCAGTAACACCAGCACCACAAATAACTCAACCAGCTCCCCCACCTGCTGGAGGCGGAGGAGGATCTTACAGTGGAGGAGGTGGTTATTAGAGATATTTTTCGTATCTTTAAGTATGTACTGGTTAATAGAGAATAAAAAACAGTTTAATACTTTTAAAAATATAGTAAAAGATAATCTCTATATTGAAATAATACCTGACTTTTTTAATGAGCATCCCTGTCAACAAAATATTGTTGGATATTATATTAGACCTATTACTGATAAAAAAGGATATATTTTACCTATAAATCATTACGAAACTGGTAATTTATTACAAAAAAATATTATTGATTTTCTTAAAGGAATATCTAAGTTTTACTGTTATGATAAAAAGAAACTATTACATAACTTTAAACATAGAAATCTATTTGATATACAAATAAATTACAAAGAATTACAAATAGATTATCCATTAATTATACAAGATTTTCAAAGGAGAAAAATATCTAACTCAAACTGCTCTATAGTAAAGATATATGAGTACTACGAAGCTAAGTATGAGGAGATTAGTGAGCATATTGATAATGATTATAATTCATTTTATAATAATAAAGTACCTCTAGTATTCTCAGTTATTGAGTCAAGTGGTATAAAAATAAATAAACAGTTATTTGAAAAACATTTTTATGAAAACGAAGAAGATTTTGTTTTTACTCAGTATAACTATACTACTATAACTACTCGACCATCTAATACATTTAAGAAAGTAAATTATGCAGCTCTAAATAAAGATAATGGCAGTAGGAGTTGTTTTATACCAAGAAATGATTATTTTGTAGAAATAGATGTTTCATCTTATCATATACTTCTACTGTGTCAGTTACTTAAATATGAATTTGAGGTAGAAGATATACATGAATATTTTGCATCTGTATATCAAACATCGTATGATAAAGCAAAACAATTAACTTTTCAACAAATATATGGAGGAATAAAATCTGAATACGAACATATACCTTTCTTTCAGAAAGTAAAAAACTATTCAAATAATCTATGGTCTGAATTTAATTCAAAAGGTTATATAGAATGCCCAATATCTAATTATAAATTTTCAAAGAAAGATCATCCGCAAATGAATTCATTAAAATTAATGAATTATTTATTGCAAAATTTGGAAACTTCAAATAATGTTCTTATCTTATATGATATCTTGAAACTATTGCGAGGTAAACAAACTAAGGTTGTTTTATATACCTATGATAGTATATTATTAGATGTAGATAAAAAAGAAGAGAAAATAGTAGAGAAAATTAAAGAAGTTTTTCGTATTTTTAATCTTAAAATAAAATGTAAAAATGGTAAAAATTATGGTAATCTTGTAAAATGTTAAAGTTATGGAGGAGAATTTAGTTATGGAGTCGCAAGTTGATATTTATAATCGATATGATTATGATAAAATCAACAGCGAAGTAGACGTGAATAATAAATTATTTTGTACATTCGTTACTCTTGAGGAATTAGAAGGAAAATTGAAAGATATTACTTCTGAGTATGAAATTAAGTACAACAAGTTATTTGTATTATCTGTAGAAGATAGTGAAGAATATGTTATTACATATAATGTAGAAAATGCAAATATTAGTGCAATTCCTCACAATACTATTTTAGTGCATAGAAAAAAACATACAAATACTTTGTATACGATTAATGCATTAAATGAATTAATTAAAAAATTAAATGGTGGAGTAGTCGATACTAAATTTCCTATTGAATGGAACCACTATAGAAATACCATCATGCTAACTCAACAAGGTGGTTTAAAAATGTTAAAGACAAAAATATATCAAATAATCGAGTTATAATAAATTGTTTCATCTTAAAAAGTTTTAAAAATGGATTTAAACGCAATTCGTCAGAAACTGCAGTCTATGCAGAATCAAGGTAATGGTCAAGCCAATAATAATAATCGACCAAATTATTTCTGGAAACCTTCTGAAGGTAATTCCAAAGTTAGGATTCTTCCATCAGCATTTAATGCCGCATCACCATTCTCAGAAATGAAAATGTATTATGGTATTGGATCTAAAATGATGGTATCACCATTAAACTGGGGAGAGAAAGATCCTATTGCTGAATTTGTAAAGCAGCTTCGTCAATCTAATAACTCTGAACATTGGAGATTAGCTAAAACTTTAGATCCTAAAGTTCGTATCTATGCTCCTGTAATCGTTCGAGGAGAAGAAAATGAAGGAGTTAAGCTATGGGGATTCGGTAAAATGGTATATGAATCTCTTCTACAATTAATCTTAGATGAAGAGGTAGGTGATTATACTGATGCATATAATGGTCGTGATATTAAAATTAATGTAGTACGTGATCCTAATGGAGGATATCCTAAAACTACTGTACAACCTTCTATGAATCAGTCACCTGTTCATGAAGATGCTAAATTAGCAGAAGAGTTTTTACGTACTCAACCTAACCCATTAGAAGTATTCAAACCACTTCCATTTGATACTATGAAGTTAAATCTTCAGAATTATATTAATCCGGACGGAGGAGACACAGAAGCCGATACTGTAGCTACACCAAGCAATGTAACTACAACAGCTCAACCATCAGCTTTTCCACCTCCACCACCTTCTAATCATTCAGAACCACCTGCCGTAAAGAAAAGTAAAGCAGATATGTTTGATGATTTATTTGAAGAAGAGTCTAAAGAAGAAGCTCCGTTTTAATTAATAATAGTATTTTATGGCAAAAAGTAAAAAGTCTTTGTCCGAGGCCGTGTCTTCGGAGATCAAGTCGAAATTTGATTTAGGTAAGTTTAAACAAAAGAAAGGATTAGCAGGAAATGTAAAGTTTAAAGAACAACAATGGATTCCTCTATCTGATGCTTACCAAGATATACTATCAGTACCTGGTATACCAATGGGACATATCGTTCTACTAAGAGGGCATTCCGATACTGGTAAAACAACAGCTCTACTCGAAGCAGCTGTATCAGCTCAAAAGCGAGGTATACTTCCTGTTATTATCGTAACAGAAATGAAATGGAACTGGGAGCATGCTATGCAAATGGGACTAGAAGTAGAAACTGAAGTAGATGAAGAAACTGGTGAAGTAGTTGGTTACTCTGGAAACTTTATCTATGTTGATAGAGAAACTCTAAATACTATTGAAGATGTAGCTGCATTCATTATGGATATTATCGATGAGCAGTCTAATGGTAACTTACCTTATGATCTTCTTTTCCTATGGGATTCTATCGGAAGTATTCCTTGCGATCTTTCAGTACGCTCTAATAAGAATAATAACGAATGGAATGCAGGAGCAATGTCAACTCAATTTGCAAATAATGTAAATCAGAAAATTGTTCTATCTCGTAAAGAGTCATCTAAATTTACTAATACTTTAGTTTGTATTAATAAGGTATGGGCTATGAAGCCGGAATCACCAATGGGTCAACCTAAGCTTATGAATAAAGGAGGTTACTCGATGTGGTATGATGCAACATTCGTAGTTACTTTCGGTAATATTATGTCTGCTGGTACTTCTAAGATTAAAGCAATTAAAGATGGTAAGCAAGTAGAATTTGCTAAACGAGTAAACGTTCAGGTAGAAAAGAATCATATTAATGGTGTAACTACAAGAGGAAGAATTATTATGACTCCTCATGGATTTATCAAAGATACTCCTACAGCTCTAAATAACTATAAAAAAGCTAGAGCTCAAGAATGGTCTGATATTATGGGAGGTTCTACTTTTAATATCGTAGAAGAAGAGCACGATCTAACTGATATCTCAACTTACACACAAGAACCCTGAATTACATGGAATACTTGGATATCTTAAATAACATTAACGAAGAGGATCAAGAAATTAGATTAAAACCTCATGATAGAGTTTTAATTATTGATGGCTTGAACTTATTCTTTCGTAACTTTGCAACTATTAACTTAACTAATAATAATGGAGCACATATTGGAGGTCTAGGAGGATTTCTAAGATCAATGGGTACTTTGATTAATAAAGTACAACCAACTTCAATATATGTTATTTTTGATGGTAAAGGTTCTACTGTAAATAGAAAGAATATAAATCCTGATTATAAAGCAAATAGAAATATCAATAGGATTACTAATTGGGATTCATTTGATTCTTTAGAAGATGAGCATGAGTCTAAATTAGATCAACTATTAAGATTAGTTCAATATCTTAAATTACTACCAGTAAAAATATTATCTTTTGATAAAGCAGAAGCTGATGATATTATATCAGTTTTATGTAATCAATTATCATACGATAAGAATAAATTATTCATAGTATCATCAGATAAAGATTTCCTACAATTAGTAGATGATCATATTGTAGTGTATAGACCTACAGAGAAGAAGTTTTATACTTATGAAGATGTAGAAAGTTCATTTAATATTAAGCCGGAAAACTTTTTATTATATAAATGCTTACTCGGAGATAATTCCGATAATGTAAAAGGTATAAAAGGTCTCGGTAAAAAAACGCTAGCAAAGAGATTACCTGAATTAGCCAATGAGGAAATACATTTAGGTAAGCTTCATAGTATATGTGAAGAGAAATTAACTACTAATATCTCATATGCTAGAATCTTAGATGATTTTAATACTATAGAAAAGAATTATAAGATAATGAATCTTAAAGATCCTATGGTCACCGAACAACAGATTCAGGGAGTAAAAGAAATAATTGCACATAAAGAATTAAATTATTACCCTGATGAGTTTGAAAGTTTGCATAATGTTGATAAATTAGGTAATCTGATTAGGAATCCACAACATTGGTTTAATCAGTATTTTAATCAAATTTATAAAATTAGTAAACAATGACATTAAGTTCATTAAACGCATATGGAAAGGCTTTTCAGATAAAAGTAATTTCATCATTATTAACACATAAAAAATTCTTAGTAAATATCTTTGACGTTCTAATCGAAGATTATTTTGATAGCGATGCAAGTAAGTGGGTAATTAAGCAAATTGTTTCTTACTACGAAAAATACCACACTACACCCACTATGGATGTACTAAAGGTAGAATTAAATAAGCTAGAAAATGATGTATTAAAATTAGCAGTAAAAGAATTATTAAGAGAAGCATACAAAGCATCAGATGAAGATTTAGAATTCGTTCAAGAAGAGTTTTCTAAGTTCTGTCAGAATCAACAACTTAAAGCTGCTCTATTAGAATCAGTTGACTTACTTAAAACAGGAGATTATGAATCTATTCAATTCCGGATTAAGAAAGCAATGGAAGCAGGAGGAGATAAGAACGTTGGTCATGAATATAATATTGATGTAGAATCTCGATATAGAGAAGATAACAGAACAGTAGTACCAACTCCATGGCCTGTATTTAATGACCTATTACAGGGAGGATTAGGTAACGGCGACTTTGGATTAATCTTTGGTAATCCTGGTGGTGGTAAATCTTGGTTATTGGTAGCTTTAGGAGCTTATGCTGTAAAAGCAGGATATAATGTTTTGCATTATACTTTAGAATTAGGAGAGGGATATGTAGGAAAAAGATATGATGCTAGTTTAACAGGTATAAATGTATCTGAAATTAGTTCTAAAGAAAACGTAGCAAAAGTAACTGAAGAAGTAAACCAACTACCAGGAAAATTAATTATAAAAGAATATTCACCAGGTATTGCTACCATTGATACTGTAAGAGCTCATATAGAAAAAGTAAAAAACCTCGGCACCGAACCTGACTTAATAATTATCGACTATGCTGACTTAATGGGGAGCAGAAAGAAAAGTAAAGAACGAAAAGATAGTATAGATGATATTTATCTTAATACCAAGGGACTTGCAAGAGAACTAAACTTACCTATTTGGTCAGTTTCTCAAGTTAACCGAGCTGGTGCGAAGGATGACATAATTGAAGGAGACAAAGCTGCTGGATCATATGATAAGATTATGATTACAGACTTTGCCCTATCTTTGTCACGAAAAAGAGAAGATAAAGTAAATGGAACGGGTCGATTTCATTTGATTAAAAATCGATATGGAATGGATGGAATGACCTATGGGGTGAAAGCGGACACCAATGTGGGAAGATTTGATGTATATGATTATGATGAAGATCAAGAATTGACACCACGAACCCAACCGACAAGAAATGGAGATCTTGACAGTTATGATAAGAAAATATTAGCTAACGAATTTTTTAAACTTAAAACCAATGGGAATATTCCAACCTAGACCATTTTATAAACCATTTGAATATGGTGATATAACAAACCCTTTAATAGATGCAATGTGGGCATCACACTGGACAGTTAATGAATTTAATTTTACAAAAGATATACAAGACTTCAATACTAATTTAACTGAAAAAGAAAGACAGGTAGTCAAGCGTGCATTATTAATGATTTCTCAAGTAGAAGTATCAGTTAAAAGTTATTGGTCTAATGTTGGAAAACTTATACCTAAGCCAGAAATCTCAGAAATGGGATCAGTATTTGGTGGAGTAGAAGTTATACATTCAAGAGCTTATTCGGAAATTTTAACTAAGTTAGGATTAAACGACGAGTTTAGTACTTTGTTAGATACAGAAATTGTACAAAATAGAGTTAAGTATTTAACAAAATATAATGAAAAAAATTATGTAGATGATAGAAAAAATATCTATTATTCGTTAGCGTTATTTTCTTTATTTACTGAAAATGTATCTTTATTTTCTCAGTTTTATACTATTTTAGGATTTAACAGATATTATAATGTATTAAAAGATACTGCAAATGTTGTACAATATACATCAAAAGAAGAAAACTTACATGCAGCAGGTGGTATCGCTATACTCAATAAAATTAAAGAAGAATATCCTGAAGTAGTTGATTATGCTATGGAGCTTAAAATATATGAAGAAGCTAAAGAAGCATATGATGCTGAATTAAGACTTATTGAATGGATATTAGATGGGTATGAAAATGAATTCTTATCTTATGATATATTAAAAACATATTTAGGAATTAGAATGAATGACTCATTAGAAAAGATAGGATTTGATAAAATGTTTGATGTAGATGAGAATCTAGCTGAAAAAACGTTATGGATGGAAGAGGAAATATATGTTCCTGCCTTAACAGATTTCTTTCATAAGAAACCTATTGATTATCAAAAAGCTATGAAAAGCTTTGATGCAGGTGAATTATTTTAATTTGTAAAACGTAGGAATGTATTGGTTAAATAAACAGTCTAGGACTTTCTTGGAAAGAGACTATCTTCTTCCAGGTGTAACAGCAGAGCAAAGAATTAAAGAAATCTGCGATCGAGCAGAAAAAATATTAGGTATAAAAGGATTTTCGGATAAGTTTCATTCTTATGTTGAGAAAGGATGGTATAGTTTTTCATCACCAGTTTGGTCCAACTTTGGACTAGATAGAGGATTACCTATATCATGCTTTGGAATTGATATTCAGGATGATATTATGGATATCTTACGAGCATCATCTGAAATAGGTGCTATGACGAGATATGGAGGAGGAACAGCAGGCTTTTTCGGTAAGATAAGACCAAGAGGATCTGAGATTAAAAATAATGGTAAGACATCAGGGGCAGTTCACTTTATGGAATTATTCCAAACTATTACTCAAGTTGTATCTCAAGGCAGAATGAGAAGAGGATTCTTTGCAGCATACATGCCTATTGATCATGGAGATATAGAAGAGTTTTTAAATTGTCATACTGAAGGACATCCAATCCAAGATTTAGCTTTTGCAGTAACTATTCCGGAAGGATGGATGCAATCTATGATTGATGGTGATAAAAATAAAAGAAAATTATGGGCTAAAGTTTTACAAAGAAGAGCAGAAAAAGGATACCCATATATTTTCTTTGATGATAATGTAAATAATAATTTACCCCAAGCGTACGAAGATAAAGGATTAAAAATTAATCATTCTCAGATGTGTTCAGAAATAATTGAATATACAGATGAAGAAAAATCTTTTGTATGTTGCTTATCTTCTTTAAATTTATTGCATTACGATGATTGGAAAGATACTGATGCAGTAGAGATGTTAACTTATTTCTTAGATGCTGTTTATACAGAATTTATTGATAAGACAGAAGGAATTCCATTTATGGAAAAAGCTCGTAAGTTTGCAATCGAGCATCGAAGTATTGGAGTAGGAGTATTAGGGTGGCATTCATACCTACAATCTATTATGATACCGTTTGAAAGTATGGAAGCTAAGCTACTTAATACGCAGATCTTTAAATTAATTGATGAAAGAACTTTAAAGGCATCAAAAGAGTTAGCTAAACTATATGGAGAACCTAAAATGTTAGAAGGATACGGAGAAAGATTTACTACAAGAGTAGCTCCCGCTCCTACAACTTCTTCTTCATTTATTTTAGGACAAGTATCTCCATCTATAGAACCTTTGTTCTCTAATTACTTTGTTAAGGATCTAGCTAAAGGTAAATTTACTTATAAGAACCCTTATCTACAAAAGCTATTAAAGGATAAAGGAATGAATTCAAGTGAGGTTTGGAGGTCAATTATGTCAAAAGGAGGTTCGGTACAACACTTGGATTTCTTAACTGAAAGAGAAAAATTTGTATTTAAAACTTTTGGAGAAATTACCCCATTAGAGATTATTCAACAGGCAGCAGGAAGACAGAAATATATTGATCAATCACAATCTTTGAACTTAGTTATCCATCCAGATGCAAGTCTAAAAGATGTAAATGCATTATATATTGAAGCTTGGAAATTAGGATTAAAAACTCTATATTATCAAAGGTCTTCTAATCTAGCACAAGAAACTTCACGGAATATTATGGATTGTGCTAGTTGCCAAGCATAAACAATAGTATGAGAAAATTATTTAACTTTTTAGGAAAAGCTATCTTTCCTACTCTGATTGCAGTAACCGCTTTAGCCATTTCAGGTTCAGCGGCTACTTTTTCAGTAATTGGATTATCAAAATTATTTGCTGGAGCTTCATTAGCTGTTATTATAATGACAGGAACTTTAGAAGCATCTAAATTAGTAGTAGCATCATTACTACATCAATATTGGTCTGACTTAAATAGATTACTTAAAATATATTTAACTTTAGCAGTTGTAATACTAATTATCATTACTTCAATGGGTATTTATGGTTATTTATCTGCTGCATATCAAGAAACAGCTAATAAAGAAGGTATCACTCAAAAAGAGTTAGCTATATATGATTCTAAGATAGAGAATTATAAAAAACAAAAATCTTCAAGAGAACAAACAGCAAATTCAGTTCAGGAAAGAATCACTCAACTAAACGAAGGCATTAATAATATTGAATATAGTTGGGTAGATAGAGATGGAGCAGGAGATCAAAGAGAATTATTATCTACTCAATTAGAAATAGCTAATAAGGAATATCTAAGAGTTAGTAATGATATTTCAAAATTAGATTCTACTATTTTAGCATTAGAGAATGAAAGATTTGAAACTGAAATTAGCTCTGATGTAGCAGCCGAATTAGGACCTTTAAAATATATTAGTAAAATCTCAGGATGGGAGATGGATAAGACAGTTAATGTTCTTATCTTAATTATTGTATTTGTATTTGATCCTTTAGCTATATGTTTGGTACTTGCAGCTAATTTTGCGTTCGGAAAGGCATTTCCAAAAAAAAGAGAAAATATTTACGGTGAAAAGGTAGTTATAACTCAAACACCTATAGTTGAATTAGAAGCTGAACCAGAGGATCTTCCAGATTTACAAGAAAATAAATTTAATCCTGAAAGAGAAAAAATTGAAAAAGAAATAGAAGAAATAGAAAATGAACAAATTAAATTAGCGCAAAGCACGGCATCAGGTCGAGCTATTCACGCAGCTAGTGAAGAATTAAAAGAAAGGAAAAAAATTTTAAAAAAACAATTAAATAATGATGATAATAGTATTACTTATTAACTATTTTTCGTATATTTAATTAAAATAGTTATGAGACATATTTACGATAGAGAAGTTATAGAAAAGAATCTAAAAAGATTAAAACCATTAAATTATAATAGATTTATGTGGTGGCGTAGTCATACTAGAAAGAATAAGCTTCTAAGTAATTATGCACCTCTTATTCAAAGAATTAAGAATGGTGATTACGATCACAGTATTTACTTCTGGCAAGCTCAATTAGCTACTCTTAATTATAATGAAAGATATCAAGCTAATATTGGTAGTGGTCAAGGAGATGATAAACTAAGCTTAATGGCTGAACGTTGTAAGAGATTATGGGAAGACTTTGAGAAAGATGAAGCAAAACTATTAGTTGAGATACGTAAGGAGTTTTGTAAACTATTTAGAATAAGTATTAAAGCTTATGAAAGAGTAATGGATGAGTTTGATGGTACTTTAGAAGACCTTTACTATTATTGTGAAAAAAAATATAAGAATGACTAAATTAGGTATAAATAAAGGTCCACATAGAGAAGATAGAGTCTTACAGAATACATATTTCGAAGAAGAATTAAATATATTATTTTCTAGAATAAGAGATAATGGAGTTAATTTAACGAAAAATGATATGAAGTATTTAGAATATTTAGGTAATAAAACAGTTAATGATAATTTAAAACAAGAAAATGAGTAAAAATGTTGTAATTAGTCTTTCTGGAGGGATGGACTCCTCTACTTTATTAATCCATGCTTTAAAAGAAGGATTTAATGTAACTGCAGTATCTTTTGATTACGGTCAAAAGCATCGTGTAGAACTTGAAAGAGCTCAGTCTTTAATTGATTATATTAATCTAACCAGATTGAATGAACCAAACATCAAGTATCAAGTAATTAAATTAGATGGTCTTCCAGATCTACTTAACTCAGCTCTAGTATCAGGAGGAGAAGAAGTACCGGAAGGACATTATGCAGAAGAAAATATGAAAGCTACGGTAGTACCTAATCGTAATAAAATCTTTTCTTCTATAACTCAAGCTATTGCTCTCTCAATGTATAAAGCAAATAATCTACCAACTTATATTGGAATGGGTATTCATGCAGGTGATCACGCAATTTATCCCGACTGTAGAGAAGAATTTAGAGATGCAGATCTAGCTACTTTTAAATTAGGAAACTGGGATGCTGATAATATCGAATATTATACTCCGTTTATTAATGATGATAAGTATGGTATTTTACAAGCAGGAGAAGTTGCTTGTTTTGAATTAGGATTAGATTTTAATGAAGTATATTCTCGAACGAATACTTCATATAAACCTATTCAAATAGATAAAGAATGGTATTCTGATTATAAATCAGCTTCTTCTGTAGAACGTATCGAAGCATTTATTAAGTTAGGAAAAAAAGATCCTGTAAGATATGCTGACGAAACAGGAGTAGTACATTGGCAGAAAGCTAAAGCTCACGTACAAGAAGTATTATTAAATTATAATACATAATATTAATGAAAGAATTTATATATCATATGCTAGGATTATGCGGGGAATCACATCCTTCCTTACTATCTTTACTTATGATAGGGATTACTCCATTTATTTTTATGTATAAAAAAATAATAAATTATGTCAAAAAAATTTTTATCAAGTAAAATATATGATGGGTATTCTACTTGTTTTCGACAATGGAAAGCAACAGATACACACTGTCAATATTTACATGGATACTCAGTATCTCTTAAAATAACATACGAAGGTGAACTCGATGATAAAAATTGGGTAGTAGATTTTGGCAGAGCTAAAAGATCCAATATAGAAATCGACGGTATGAAAGTAAAAGAATGGTTATCATATATGTTAGATCATACTGTAATAGTAGCAGAGGATGACCCATTTTTAGAAGCTTTTAAACAAATGGATAAAGTAGGAGCAGCTCGAGTAAGAGTTATTCCTGCTGTAGGAGCAGAAAAATTTGCTGAGTATTTTTATAATAAATTAAATGATTGGGTAAAAGAAGATACTAATAATCGATGTAAAATAGTATCAGTAGAAGTTAGAGAACACGAAAAAAATAGTGCAATATATTATGGAGAATAAAATTAGAATAGCTCATGAAGCACCTATGTCAATATTTGATAAGGTACAACAGCTAACAGATTACGATTATTGTTTAGTTCATTTAATGGATGAAATTCCGGAATATAAAGAAATATTTTTTAAAGCTAAAAAACAAGGCAGAGAAATTATTTTAGATAATAGTATTTTTGAATTAGGTAAATCATTTAATAATAAAAAATATTATCATTGGGTAACTGAACTAGAACCAACATGGTATATTATTCCAGATGTATTAGAAGATTGCGATAAAACGATTGATAAAGCAAAAAGATGGCTATCAAAATATCCTGATATTAAAAGTAAATCTATTGGTGTAGTTCAAGGTAAAACATATGAAGAAATAGTTAAATGTTATAAATTTATGGTGGAGGAAGCTAAGGTAGATAAAGTAGCTATTTCATTTGATTATTCATATTATTTAAATACTTACGAAAGTTTAGGATCAAATAAATATGAAAGATTTACAATTGGTAGAGCATGCTTAATAGATCAAATGATCGAGGACAAAGTTATTGACTATAGTATCCCAGTTCATCTATTAGGCTGCGGTTTACCACAAGAAGGAGCATTCTATAAAGAAGATCCTGAACGATACTTTTTTATAGATTCTGTAGATACATCTAATCCTATAGTGCATGGTATAAAAAATGTACAATATACAAAATATGGATTAAAAGATAAAGAATCACAAAAATTATTTACTATGATAAATTATAAATTAAATTCTCAAATATGGGATTTAATAGAATATAATACTAAAGCATTTAAAAATTTATGGAATGCATAAAAGATGGATCGCAATGTTCTCGCAAACTGGAAGCGAGCTTATAGAAGTAATTAATGCTCTAGATAGAGAACCTGATATTATTATAACTAATAAAAGACCTGAACATTTAAGAAGTATTAATCAAGATTTATTAGATAGATGCAGAAATAAAATTTGTTATGTATCTAACAAACCAACACTAGAAGAATATTATGGAATATTTGAACGATTTGTTTTTAATCCTATTGTTACTCTCCACGGCTGGTTAAGAGTATTGCCGCCGGAAATATGTAGGAGTTATGAAATTTATAATGGTCACCCAGGAGATATAATTAAATATCCAAAATTAAAAGGAAAGGATCCACAGTTAAAAGCTTGGAAAAAAAATTATAAATTTATAGGAACAGTATTGCATAAGGTAATTGAACAGGTAGATGAAGGAGAAATTATAGCTTATAAAAATAAAATTCCTACTAGAAATTTGGAACTTGATGATTATTTTCGTATATTAAGAAACGAGTCGATAGGCTTATGGATACAATTTTTGAATAAAAGGTTATACTAATGAAAATAGCATTTACAGGAGCTCAGGGAACGGGTAAATCTACTTTAGTTAATTATCTTGCAGATAATAATGTTAAAGAAATAGAAGAATATACTTTTGTAAAAGAAGTAACAAGAAGAATACAAAGACAATTTAATCTTGATATTAATGAGAAAGGAGATCTGACTACTCAGATACTAATTATTACAGATCATATTGTAAATTTACGTAAACCAAAAGTAGTAATGGATAGATGTATTTTAGATGCATTAGTCTATACTCGATGGTTATGTGATTATAATCCTGGTATTCCTAACTGGGTTTATGATTATTGTGAAAATGTATTTAAAAGTTATATTAATCAATATGACATTATATTTTATTTAAAGCCTGAATTTGATCTGGTTAGTGATGGTGTGAGAAGTGATGATATAGACTTTAGAGATGATATAGCAGATTTATTTGAAACCTACATAAATAATTTTGGTGTAGAAGTTGTGGAATTAACAGGTACGGTAAAACAAAGAGTTAAACAAATTAAAAAAGCAATTAATGAGCACACAAAGTCAAATTAATGATATAGCGGGAACGCTATTAGGTAAAAGAGGAGGAGAAGGTTATTCAACAACTTATGATTCTTCTTTATTAGTTCGTATTCCTAGATCTTTAAATCGAGAAACTTATCGAATTGATAATAAAAATCTTCCGTTTATAGGAGGAGATGTCTGGAACGCATACGAAGTATCAGCTATTACTAATACTGGAAGACCAGTATCAGGAGTAATGAAGATATGGTGTGATGCAGATTCTAAATATCACGTTGAATCTAAGTCAATTAAACTATATCTTAATTCCTTTAATATGACTCCTTTTGGGGAAACAGGAGAAGAATGTATTAAGATTATTGAGGATACCGTATCAGAAGATTTATCAACTTTATTAGAAACAGAAGTTGAATGTAAATTATTTACAAGAAATGATAGTCTTAATTTTGATGTCTTTAGTGATTATGATGAACTAGAAGATTTAGTAGATTTAGATAAAGTAGATTATTCTAATGATAAATTAGAAAAATTAGATATTACCAAAGCATCGTTTAAAGATTTTAATCCTAGATTAAAAGTTCGTACTAATCTTTTAAGAAGTAATTGTCGAGTAACTAATCAACCAGACTGGGGTGACTTATTTATTTTTATTAAAGGTAATGAGAAGGATAGTGTATTTACTCTAGATAGTCTAGCAAGCTATATTGTTTCTCATAGACAAGTTAATCACTTTCATGAAGAGATCGTAGAAATGATCTTTAAAAAATTATACGATGAATTTAATCCTAAAGAACTAATGGTATGTGCAATGTATACTCGAAGAGGAGGGATTGATATTAATCCTATTCGATCTACTCATGAGCATTTAATTCCTGGTGCATTTAGAACTATGAATAGCTTAACTCAAAAAACATTACGTCAATAATGAAATGTAAAAGATTAAGAAGTTACGAAAAACCTTTACAGGTATTAGAGCTTTATACTGCAGTTCAATCTGAAGGTTCAAGACAAGGTTACCCTACTATTGTAGTTAGAACATCAGGATGTACTCATAGATGCTTCTTTGGTGAAGGTGGATGGTGTGATAGTTGGTATACATCTATTCATCCGGAAAAAGGTACTTTCTGTTTTAATGACATTATCAAAATGTATGATGATAATCCTCATATAAAAGAGATGATGTTAACTGGGGGATCTCCTACTATGCACCCTGCTTTAGTAAATGAATTAACTCATTTTGCTCATGAGCGAGGAATCTTTATTACTATTGAAACAGAAGGATCTCATTTTTTAGAAACTGATTATCCTATTAATCTATTATCTATTTCACCTAAATTTAGTAATTCTATTCCAGTAGTAGGAGCTAAAACACCGCTAGGAGAGATAGTAGATGAGAAGATGATCATCAAACATAACAGTAAACGATTGAATAAAGAAGCAATCAAAGCTTCTATTGAATATCATAATGATTATCATATTAAACCAGTATTAGATAAAGATTTAACTATTCTTCCGGAAGTAGAGGAGTTTGTTAAAGAGTTAGAGATACCAGATGAAAAGATTTGGTGTATGCCTGCTGGAGATGATATTCCTGCTCTACAAGAATCCTATCCTGTAGTAATGAACTTTGTTAGAGATAGAGGATGGAGATTTACAGGTAGAAGTCATATTATGGCTTTTGGTACAGAAAGATGTGTTTAATATTTAAAATAAAATTATGCAAGATAACAGAAATAAGGAAAAAAAATATGAGTGGATCGGAGATGTTAAATCTTATAAGGAACCGGAAGATAATGAATATTCGGTAAAATATAATGAACCGGATAGAGAATATGATGCTACTTATAGACCTACAAAAGCTGATATCGAGACATTTCCTGATCTTCAAAATGGACCTTCATCTTTGATTCAAGGAAGTCCTGTAGAGATCCAACAAGTAGGTATTCATAATTTTAGATTACCTCTTAAGTATGAAAAGCGTGGAGGAGGGGATATTGAATTAGAAACTCGAGTAACCGGAACAGTATCCTTAGCAGCTCATAAGAAAGGAATTAATATGTCTCGTATTATGAGATCTTTCTATAAGTTTAAAGATGATTACGTATATGATAAGTTAGATGATATTCTAATGAAGTATAAAGATAATCTAGATTCATTTGATGCTAAGATTGGATTACATTTTTCTTATCCTATTTTACAACCTTCTTTAAGATCAAATAATGCTGGTTATCAATATTATAATGTAACTTTAGAAGGTAATATTGATTATACAGGTAATTTTAAAAAGATCTTACATTTTGATTTTGTTTATTCTTCTGCTTGTCCTTGTTCGTATGAATTAGCCGAGCATGCAAGAAAGTATAGAAATAAAGCAACAGTATCTCATTCTCAAAGATCGGTAGCTAGAATATCAATAGAGTTTGATAAAATTGTATGGATAGAAGATCTACAAGAGATGTGTGCTAAAGCTCTTAAGACCGAAACTCAAGTAGTTGTAAAGAGAGAAGACGAAATGGCCTTTGCTGAACTTAATGGTTCTTATCTCAAATTTGTAGAAGATGCCGCTCGATTATTATACGAACAATTATCCGAAGATAAAAGAGTAAAAGATTTTAGAGTAATATGCTCTCATCAAGAGTCTCTACACTCTCACGATGCAATATCGGTTATAACAGCACCAAACAGCAAGTTTAGTCAAGATATATCACATGAGGTATGGTCCAGTTTAATTCATATTTCGTAAAAAAGATTTATTAAAAAGGTAGAAAAGTCGAAGAAAAATCGCTATCTTAAGAATATAATTAGAATAAATATATATGCAATATAAATATAGTAGAAGAGATGATTATGTACCGTTTGTATCCGAGGTAGAACAATTTAATGAAGCCTTTAATAAGCCTAACAAGTATATTCCTAATGTTCCCGAAAAAGAACAATGGATGTTTGTGTATAACTTTATCTTAGAGGAGTTAAATGAGTATAAAGAAGCATGCGAGAGAGGGGATGTAGTAGAGGTCTTAGATGCATTAGCCGATATTACTTATGTTGCAACCGGAAATGGTGTAATGCTACATGGTCTTAAAGATCATTTTGAAGCAGCTTATGAAGAAGTACATCAATCAAATATGTCTAAGTTGTGTAAGACTTTAGAGGAAGCCGAACAGACGCGCGACCTGCGGTCCGAACAACAAGGTGAACCATGTCATATTGAACAAAGAGATGATTACTGGGTAGTATTAAGAAGTAGTGATCGTAAGGTCATGAAGTCGGTTAACTATTTCCCACCAAATTTAAGCGCGATATTAAATGAGCAGTAAGGAGCAATTAGTACTACCTTACAAAAAGTGTTATGCAGAAAAAGGTAGAGGGAATAACTATACTATTCACTTATGGGATGATGGTGGATATAATCAATTAGATTGGCGTAATTATGCTTACAAAGAATCTGATTATGGTGAGTATGAAGGTTTCCGAGGTGAGAAGTTAGATAAAGTGTATCAATGGGATTATGATGATAAGACTATTCATTATCATGATATGCAACCGGCTCAAAAGTTTCTGATCGAAACCTACGGTACTAATGATGAGCCTTCGACTTCACATAAAGAATTATTTTTCGATATTGAGATTGAGATTGGTGGACGATTAACTCAAGAGTACATCCGTCAAGCTCCAATGCCTTGTACTTCTATTGCTTGGTATGATAAGTTTAGAGATAAGTGGGGTATCTTGATTTTAGATAAGCAAGGTAAAATGCAATACTCTGAAAAGGGTAATAAAGAGATTATACCTGTTCGTACAGAAAAAGAGTTACTTGCTAAATGGGTTGAACGTATTAGAGAAATCGATCCAGATATCTTAATCGGATATAATAGTGATCATTTCGATATTCCTTATTTATATTTTCGTATCTGTAATGTATTAGGAGAGGAATGGGCTATGGCTATGTCTCCTATTAATATTGCAAGAGATATATCTCAATGGTCTAGAGAACGTACTATTGAGTTTGCCGGTTTAGAAACTTTAGATTACTTACGACTACATAAGCAGTTCTCTATGAGAGAAGAACCTTCTTATAAGTTAGATGCTATTGGAGAGAAGTATGCTGGGTTAGGTAAGATTGAGTATGAAGGATCTCTTAATCGATTATTCGAAGATGATATTGATAAGTTTATCGAATATAACTTTCGAGATGTTGAGATCTTAAAAGTATTAGATGAGAAGTTAGGTTATCTTGATTTAACTAAAAACTTATGTCATAAAGGTAAGATTAACTATCATCAGGTTCATTCTACCTCAGTAGTACATGATGGTGCTATTTCAGCTTATCTTTTATCTAAAGGTATTATTCCACCTCGTAAGGAACGTAATAATAAATTAGATCGTAAGATTGCTGGTGGTTATGTATTCTGTCCTACTTCCGGACTATACAATTATATTTTTGACTTAGATTTAACCTCTCTATATCCATCTATTATGATGACTCTCAATATGGGTAAGGAAACTATGATAGGAAAGATCTATCATGGTGATGAGAAGAATAACCGATTAGGGTTAAAAGATCTAAAAGAGATGCCTCAAGAGTTAAATGTTAGAGTTCAAAATCATAGAGGTCAAACTAAGATGATGGAAGTATCTAAACTGGTTAAGTTTATCGAAGATATGGATATCGCAGTAGCTGCTAATGGGGTAATGTTCTCTAAAGATAAACCATCAGTATTCTCTATATTATTAAATGAATGGTTTAATGAGAGAGTACGATATAAGAACTTAATGAAGAAGTATAAGTCTGAAGGTAACAAAGCTATGACTGCAAAGTATCATACAATGCAGTATACAATTAAGATCTTACTTAATTCTTTATTTGGAGCTACAGCTATGAATGGTTTTAGGTATGGTAATATACTTATAGGAGAAGCTATTACTTTATCTGGTCAACGTATCATTCAAGAATCAGCTTTACACATTAATCATACCTGTCACGATTTACTTTCTGGTAATATAGATAAAGAAGTTTTTACTAATTAATCTATATTTATAATAATAAAAAAATAAGAACACTTATGTCTAATTTTGACTTAAACGATTATTTGTATAATAATCCTCTATTCGAAGACGAAGATAAAAAAGCAGATAAAGAAATTGAAGATGTATTTAAGGATGCAGTCGAAGATTTTGCAGACGAACTACCAAACATAAAAGCTGATGTTAAAGAAGGAGCACCTCTAGTTGTAGCAGGAGCTAGTTTAGCAATTCCGGAAATACTTAAAATTGTAGGAAAGATTTCTAAAAAATTCTCATCTGTAATTGGACGCACAGGAAATACAGGAGAAAAAATTATTAAAGTAGCTGATAAACTTCACCATACACTTACAGGAGTAATTAAAAAAGGACTTAGAGCAATCGGTGCTAAAGAAGGTTCAGCTCTTGATAAAGCAGTAGATGGTATCTATCATGTCTTAGTTGCATCATTAATGCTTGCAAGTGGAGCTGGATCTGTAAAAGCATTCAAAGCAGGAAAGATTGCAATATCTTCTTTAGAAGCAGCTCTAGCAGCAGTTAAGTCAAATGAAGTAGGAAGATTCTTACAAGACATAATTGGATCAGGAACAATAGGAGAAATAAACGAACAATTAGAATTTGATGATGATTTTGGTACTGGAGGTGAAGAAGTAGAAAGTTTAGCAGCAGATGTAGTAATGGGAAGAATAAGCTATAAAGATGCTAGAAAAAAAGCTTCTAAAGCTGCATTTAGTATGAAAGAACTTAATAATGCTATTGCGTATGTTGAAGATTTAACTGGTAAATCAGCTCCTAACTATAGTATAGAAGATCAAGTGCCTATTCATCGTAAAGGTGATAATGACTATGATGCTGATTTTGAACAAGATGATGAAAATGTAGGAATGGGATATGATGATGAAGGAAGACCATTAGGTGAAGGTGATGGATGGGGACGTTCTGATCAATTTGCTTTAGTATCATCTATGCATAGAGAATTAGGTAAACCATCTGAATTTCCTAGCCTTTCTGATCTTATAGATGCCGCTGAAAGTGCAACTGATTTTTATATGGATGATTTTGAGAGCTATGAGGATGATAAGGAAGGTTTAGTCATGATGAACGCTCGTAGTTATGCAAGACAATTTTTTCCTAAAATGTTTGACGCAATGAAAAAATTTGCTGAACCATTAGATGAAGGAATGCATACAAAAGATCCTCGACAAATAGAAGCAGAGAATGAATTGAGAGATCAAGCAATGTTATATTATCTTCGAAAGATACGTAGTGGAGAAATTGATGTTCTACCTAAAAATCCATTACAAGCATATTTAGATATGCTAACACAAGATCAAATGGATCATGATGCAGAAACTTTAAGAAGAGAATTAGGAGAAGGACAACGTGGAGATTCTGAACCAGGATATTCTTTTTCAGACCTTACAGATAGATTGGATTCAATTAAAATGGGCACAGGTAATAAGTATGTAATAGGTCGTTTTAATCAAGAAGATAAAGTAATAGTTAAAAATTCTCCAGAGTTAGGTGTAGGAACAGTTTACGGTGTATTCCCACATAGGATCGATGGGAAAACAGCTAATGAGATGGTTTATAATGTAGAATTTCCTAATGGTGAAGATGAATATTACTATGATTCAGAATTATCTTTTGCTTCAAAAAAAGAAAAAATGAATGAAAGACTTAACGTAGCTAGAGATGCTCTTAAAAGACTATATAACGAAGTAGGAGCTACAACATTTTCTCAAATGATTCTTGAATTAAGAGATGAGAATGTCTTAGATGAATTAGTAGAAGGAATGACATATCAATACTCAGGAATTATGAATGAAGGACTTACCATTGGTGGTAAAAAAGTAAAAGCTATTCATACTCATGATTCAAATAATGTAGAAGATCATACTATTGAATATGAAGACGGAACAGAAGAACCTTATTTAAAACACTTACAAATGAAAGAAGCAAGAGATTATAGGATGACTTATCCTAGTTATAAAGTCGAAGAATTTAACGCTATAGGTGATATGGCACATAATGGTATTTTAAATCTAATGTCATTTGCTGAACAACACAAACCAGAAGTAGTAGATAAAATTAAAGCTGTAGCAGAAGAAGTAATGAATCTTATCTATGATGACATGGAAGAGTTTGATACACAGCCTAGAATTAGTGTTAAAGAGAAAAAAGGTAAAGATCATGACGGTGATGGAGATATTGATTCTGATGATTATTTAATGGCAAGAGATAAAGCTATTAAGAAAGCTATGAAATCTGAAACTAAATCTGCTCCTAAAGGACATTACTTTACAAAGTCCGGAAATCTAGTAAAAGGTAGAATAACTAAAGATGCAAGAGAAAGAGGTGCTACTATATCTGATCCATTAGATAAAAGAAGATCTAAAATACCTCCAGTAACTCAAGTTAGAGAGGAGGATGGAGACCAAAGAGTATTTAAAGGAAAAGATTATAAAGTAACTTTAGATAAAGGTCGAAGATATACTATGAAAGGAGTACATCAAGCAACTTATAAAGAAAATCCTTCACTTTCAAAAGAAAGAGCTAAAGCAGTAGCTAGTAGAATTTATAAATCTATAACAGAAGAAACTGAAGAACCTACTGCTGGACAGATTAAAAGCTCTGGAGGTTCACTAGCATCAATTGCAGGGAAACTCGCTAAGGTAGCAAAGGATATGAAAGGTTTAGCAAAAGAATATAAAGTAGCTAAAGAAGCAGGAGATGATAAGAAAGTTAAAGATCTTCTTGCAACCTTGAAAGTACTTACAGCTCATAAAAAGCAACTAGAAAAAGATCTAGATAACGCTTAAATAAGTTGGATATAAGAAATAATTTACTTATATTTAAGTAAATTAACGTTATGAAAAAACTATTACTATTATTTACACTCTCGCTATCTCTAAGTGTGTCTCAAGCACAGTATCAAGATATGCCTATTGACTGCTTAGTAGAAGCAATTATTCAAGTTGAATCAAGAGGAGACTCTACTGCTACAGGTGATCGTGGATGGGCAATAGGAGTATTGCAGATATGGCCTATTATGGTTAGAGAAGTTAATCGTATCCAGGAAAAAAATGGAAGTGATGTTCGTTATGTTTATACCGATCGTCTTAGTGTAAAAAAATCTATTGAAATGTTCCATATCTGGAGAGAATATTATCATTCTGATTCAGATTGGGAGACAATAGCTCGTTGTTGGAATGGAGGTCCATCTGGTAGTAGTCATCATCGAACTAAGTGTTACTGGAACAAAGTAAGAAAAGAACTTGATTTATTAGCTTATTACCACTAAATTATATAATGCGATTATTATTTTTATTATTATTTGCTCCGTTAGTAGCAATATCTCAATCACTAACAGGATATGATTTCTCATGTACAAAAATGGAGATCTTAGATCCAGTAAAATATTCGGATGAATATTATGTTATAGAAGAGACGAGAGTTGTTGATCTCAAAATTTCTTTTTATCACGATCATATTGCAATCTATGATTATGTGAAACAAGTCAGTAATATCATGGATGTGACATTCGTGCGTCATGATTCTGAATCTCTGGTAGATATCTACACATTAGAATCACCTAATGAACCAGGAAGTGGAGTATTTGTTTTCTTTGATCAAGGTATGGTGAACTTTTGTATAGAATACATACCAGAATGGAACCGATACAAGAGTATTTATAGATTGAAAGATTTAACTTATATAGGACACAAATAATGTATACTTACAACGCAATAGTAGAAAGAGTAGTAGATGGAGATACTGTCGATGCTCTAGTAGATCTAGGATTTGATACTTGGAAAAAAGTTCGTATTAGACTTAACGGTATCGATGCTTGGGAATCTCGTACAAGAGATTTAGAAGAAAAAGAAAAAGGTTTAGCAGCTAAACAATATCTTATTGAACAATTAGAATCAAATGATAATAAATTTATTTTAGTTTCTCACGGAGTAGGTAAATTTGGTAGATGTTTAGGAGAATTATTCCTACAAAAAGATGGCTGGAGCTTGAATGAAATGTTAATTACGGAAGGTCACGCAGTTAAATACTTCGGAGGAAAAAGATAATTAACTCATGCTCCGGTAGCTCAGCTGGATAGAGCAACTGCCTTCTAAGCAGTAGGTCCTAGGTTCGAATCCTAGCCGGAGTACTATTTTTTAATTTTAATTTTATGTTATGAAAATTTCGAAATCTAATTTAATTATTTTAAGTACAGCAGTTATTAGTTTAGTAGCTTCTGAATACTTTTATTTTACTGGTAATGTAGAACAAGCTATGTTTGTTGGTCAATGGGTACCATCAATCTTATGTGCGGGCATTTATTTAAATATTCTAAAGAATAAATAATGGTAGGGTTTTTAGCGTCCTTAGTTACAGCTCTTTTTTCGATTGGAGTTTACACTTTAATATCAGAAGGAACTAAAGCTGATGCTGAGCAAACACCGATTAATTCTAGCTTTCTAGTAAAGATGGCTGGTTTCTTTTTGATGTTAATAGTAGGTATTTTTACTGTTGTAATAGTAGGATATAATTATTTCTAATATGAGTATTAAAAATATTTTATTAGCTTTATTATTTATACCAAGTATTAGTTTTTCACAATTAATGTTTGAGGTTGATTATGCTTATCAAGCGGATATTTTATTGTATGAAGTAGATTATGCTTATCAAGCGGATATTAAATACTGGGTAGCTGATTATCAATTCCAAGCAGATGAACAAAAACATCATTGGTTTTTAGTTAGATATCCTTACCAAGCTCGTTATAAAATATTTTGGGTAGATTATAGATATCAAGCTGATAAACTTGTTTTTAGAGTAAATAATCCATGGGAGACCTACTAATGACTCGGTAGCTCAGCTGGTAGAGCAATACACTTTTAATGTATGGGTCCTGGGTTCGAACCCCAGCCGAGTCACAGTTTATAAACATTTTACGATATTTATCATTACACGATTACATATCGAGGCTTAATCTAGCTATATTTTTAACCAAACTTTTATCATGAAAAAATATTATTTAGCAATGCTACTACTAGCGATTAGCTTTATGTTTATGCAAAAAACATATACTAAGCAACATCCAGTACCAAAGTTAGTTCCAATACATATTCAAGATACAGTTTTACCATTACCAACGACTCCAGATACTTTAAAAGCTGATACGCTATATGAAGGAGGAGATCTTAGTTATATGCATTTTAAACCTTATAACGGATATCCAGATTCAGTAAGCTTAGTTTTAGTTTTAGATACAGGAGAGTTTACTTTTCCTGTAGGAGGTAAAGTTACAAGTGGTTATGGTTATAGACGTCAAGGTTGGCATGGTGCTCTAGATATTGGTTATAATAATAGAGATACAACAACAGCAGCTTTTGATGGAGTAGTAAGATGGTCTCGCTATGGTTATAATGGTGGATATGGAAACTTAGTTATTATCAGACATTTTAATGGTATTGAAACTTACTATGCTCATTTTAGAGAATTATTAGTAGAAGAAGGAGATACTATTACAAATGGAACACCAATTGGTAGAATAGGTAGTACTGGAAATTCATTAGGACCTCACTTACATTTTGAAACTAGATTCTTAGGAGCTCAATTTAATCCAAATGAAATTATGGATATGGAAGGTGACTCTCTTTACACTGATTCTATTACTTTAATTCGCTATAGAAATCGATACACTGTTAAATAATTTTTTATATTTATTATAAAAAAGTTTAATGTTTTTTATATCTAATCCTGGACCTTGGCAAAGCTTTGTAAGAAGATCTGATAATGTTGGTCTTCCTTTAATGGAAGTAAAGCAAAAGTATCTTAAAGAACAAGCTTTATTTGAAGCTGATCAACGAAGACAATACAATGAGTATCTAAAAATGATTCATCATAGTCAAGGAGGATCAGGAGGAGGAGTGGGATTTTCCGGTCAAGGTATTGATGGCCCTATTGCGGGTGCAACTGTTTTAGCAGTAGCTGAAGGAAAAACTACTACAACAGATGCTAATGGATTCTTTACATTTAATTTTGTACCAGCAGGAGATATTGAATTAACTGGAGGAACTGATACAGTAACAGGAGTAGCATTTACAGGCACATTAAAAGCTCCTCAAGGTTCAACTATTATTTCTCCTATCACTACTGCTATCAAAGAAATAATGAATCAAGGCAAATCTGAAGATGAAGCAACAACTGATTTCTTTGAATTTGCTAAAAAGGTATATGATATTGATGTGCCAGCAGGAAAAAGAGAAAGAGTTAAATCTGAAAACTTTATTAATTTAGCTACCACTGATAGTGATTTTCTTAAAGTAGTAGGGCTTGCTACAACTCTAGAATCAGCAGCTGAAGTAGCAGGTGAAGCAGCAACGAGAGCAGCAGTAGGTAAAACATTAAATAATGCTAAAGAAAGCTTTTATGCACAAATTGGTCAAATTTGTAGAGATAATAACTTTAAAACAAACACAGTAGATGATAACGCTAAAAATGATTTTAAAACCACTTTAATGCGAGTGGATAGTAATGTATCAGCTGCTAATGCACGAGCAATAAGAGAAGCTCTCGATAACCAATTAACAAGAGTACAGGAGATAGTTAATGATGTTAATATGGATAAAGAGTTTGGAATTACTTCAGTGATGGCTCAAAACCGTATAGCTAAAAAAGAAATTACAAATAATGTTAAAATGTTATATGATGGAACTATAGATATAGCAAGCGTTAAAGCTAGAAGCGAATCTGCTGTTAATAGTGAAAATAATCAAATTCAACAACTAGGAACTATATTTGAAGGTAAGCCAAATAAAGAAGAACCTTCTCAAGAATCCCAAGCTAATTTATATCCTACAGCAGTAGATTATGTAACTGAATCAGATGGCAATAAATATGCTCAAGGAGAATTAACAAGATCTTTATCAACTAAAATAAACGGACTACCAACTTACTCAGGAATTATTAATAGTGAAGCAACCTTTTTATGGTATGATAGAAGTATAAGAAGCTGGGTATTAGATAATAACTTAGAAGCGCCTTATATTGCTGCAAATACAATTGGACGCACATTTCCTATTTATGGTAACTATGTTGATAAAAGAGCTGGGGTTACTGTTATTATAGCTAAACCTGATGAATATCCTGATGCTCCTTCAGTGGGGCAAGGTGGGAGAAGGACTATTGATTCTTTAAATGCAAGAAATGGACTTGGTTGGAGTATAGCCGATAATGGAGAAACTAATCGTGAAACAGGAGTCACTACTTGGCAAGTCAGAGGAAAGATTACTCCTGGTACTATTGATGGAAGAGCTAGTCTAGCATTCTTTGATGGTGACTTTACTATTACTCAAAATGAAGGTTCACAATTATATGTAATAACTTTAGGACGAAGAGGAGCTAATTTTGTAGAAGGTCTTAGCACTACTAGTTTAAGCTTCTTTAACATGGGAGTTAGATTAAGTGATATCCGTCAGCGAATTAATCAAACTAGAGCATTTACACCTACATTTGTAGCTGCTAGCTTTACATAATATATTTTATATTTATAACTGAGTAATGAAGGATTTTATAACAAGTATTTTGAATTTACCCTTAGTTATGAAGGTAGTATTGCTATCCTCAGCAGCTTGTGGTTTTGTATGCAATCATATACTTAATATTACTATGACTTATAATGAACAATTCCTTTCAGTAGGATTTGTTGTATTATTAGATGGCTTTTTTGGAGTTATAGCTGGAACTAAAAGAGAAGGCTTTAAAACATATAAAGCGTTAAAAGTAATTAAGACAATGTGTATATGGTGGATTATATTATTTGTTATATTAAGCATTCAGGCATCATTTAATGTTTCATGGTTAAGTGGAACTATAGTTTTACCATTCATGGTTTTTCAAATTGTTTCTGCATTGAAGAACGCCTCTATGGCTGGTTTTATTAAAATGGAGTTATTAAACGAAATTTTAGATAAAATTGACAACCATAAAGGAAAAAGAAATGTGGATTAAAGAATTGTTCAGAGATAAAAACGACATAAATGAAAAGTCCGTTATAGGATTTTTATCATTTGCAGTAATGGTAATATTTGCAGTAGTTGATTTAGCTACTGGTTACTTAGGAAAGGATTTAGTTATAAATGAGTTTATTTACAATTCATTTGTTTTAATAACATTAGGTTCTCTAGGAATTGCGGGAGCCGAAAAAATATTTGGCTCACGATCATGATAAAAAATTTATTAACATTTCTTACATTTTTACCTTTATTCCTATCAGCTCAAACAAGTTGGGTAGCATTTAGGTTAGAAACAGATACTCATCCTGAAGAATTTTCTTGGTATGTAGAAGAAGTAGCAACAGGGGATACTATTGATGAAGGAGGTTATTACGGACCTCCAGGTCAGCGAACTGAAATTATTGAATACATTGAATTACCTAATATAGGTGATTATGTACTATGGTTAGAGGATGCTGCAGGAAATGGATTCGATAGTATACCAAATGATGAAGTAGATTTCTTTGTCGGTAATTGGTGCGGTCAAATTAGCACTACAGTTTTACCAGATTATACTAATTGGAGTGAATGGGAGTATCCATTTACTGTATCTAATCCATGTCTCTTACCAATAATAGGATGCTCAGATCCTGCTTCATCTAATTATGATTCAACTGCTACATGGGATTTATTTGGAACTG